GAATAACACGGGAGAAAAGACAGATGCCGAGCGTAAAAATGAAAAAAATAAGACGAACAGGTGCCGGATAGACAATCATTTCATTTGCCACCAAGGACGCAAGTAAGAAAGCAATAAAAGGAAAGAAGCCAACCTCTACGATTTTCTTGGCGTAGCGCACGATTTGTTGAAACACACGAACCACAGGAGAGGAGGATTCTGGCTCATCGTTCTCTAGAGGCTCCGTTACCGCGTCTGTTTTTTGTTGAGTCTCTTTCTCTTTTTCCCCCTTTTTCTCTTTCTCTTTCTTTTTCTCTGTCTCTTCCTTTTTCTCCTCTTTCTTTTTCTCCTCTACAAACTGATTGGCCTCAGGATCATTCACTGTTTTTTCTATCTGGTAGAGAACTTTGTTCTTCAATTTATCCGACCAGGACAAAGAGGTGGAATTCGTTGACATTCTATGACCTTCCAGGAATTAATTTGATACAAGGAGGACGAGAGATATAGGGGCACAGGGATGTGCTCGTTAGAGCGCGTATTTCAGCCACCCAGAGGGTGGCCTAATCGAATGGTAAGCGCTAAAAGCGCTTACAAGGCGTATTTCAAGCCCCGTAGGGGCGCAGGGATGTGCTCGTTAGAGCGCATACTTCAAGCCCCCCATCCCCGAAGTAATCGACACCCAATTCAGGCTCTCCACATAAATCGTAATATCATACTGATAAAGGGATGTGGTAGGAACGGGATAGACATCCAAATCAACCTGAAAGTTCTTAATACGGCTACTGTTCAGACTTCCTGTGGGCTGTGTGGTTGGCGACATCAACGAAAAGGGATAGACAATGATATCCGCCACCGGTTTTCCTCGTAAATACTTCCACGGTACTACATCGGTAAAATAGTCAATTGGTTTCTCTTCTTGTAGAGGGTTTCCATCACCAAGTACCGTAAGAGAACGTAGAATGGAGCGCTGTCCGTTGAGGACCAACCGACCGGATGACCAGGACACGTTTGTATAGGGAACCCATCCTCCTTCGGAGGGAAGAAAAGGGGGTTTCGTAGAAGAGACCCAGTTGGTTAGGTTCATCAATTCATTCCGACAGAGGACAGAATCCGAACGTCGGGGAAGAAGAAGGAGACGCTCAATGGGATTATGGGTTTCTAATAGGGTCAGTTGGCGCTGTGTGACAGAGGGGACCTCGTACCGAGTAATCTGCCGGACAAGATATTGGAGCGGTTCAGAAGAGAATTGGGTACGTTCTTCATCCGTGAGATACACATACGTCATTTGAAGTTGTGGTTGAAGAGACCATGTATTCAAGAGAGGAGCAGGTGTGCCCACATCGGTCAAAAACTGATTAATGGTGACATCGGAAAGGTCTGACACCGTGGTATAATACACATTTTGGGGTTGAAGCGGAATAGGGGATTCATGAAACTCGTATCCAGGTGCGACCTGGACGCCATTTCGGTCCAAAATTCGATAGAGTTCCCGAATGGGGCGAAGCGTGACACGGATTTCACATTCATGATACTGAAGGGCAACCAGCGGAAGAGATTCGTAGGTCGATTCGGAGAACCAGAAGGGAAGAGGGACCTGGATACGACGAGCAGGAATGGAAGGGCGATTTACATTGGCGGGTTGGGTCGTGGAACCCGATGGACCATTGTTGTTATACACCGAGGGATAACCCATTCCTACGGCTCCTCCTGCGTAGAGACCCTTTGCCGGGTCATAGAGTTCAGGAACATTTCCCACTAGTTTTTCCCATTTTTGATAGGAAAAGGTGTCCAAATCACATTGGGCCTTCGCAATCAAGTAGGAGCCATCAAACTCTTGAATGCGCTGACCACCAATATAACATCCAACACTTTGAATGGCATGACAACCGATATAATTGACCCATGAAAAGTTGTACTGAGAGGTGCGCGTTCCATACGATAGCGTGGCAGGAAGAGGAATATACTTGGAATAAATAGCAGGAAGTTGAAAGGTAAAATACACGTCGCGGACAAGGTCCGCAATGCGCTGAAGCTTACATCGTATTTGAATAGGCTGGTCATAGGAGAGGTCCTGTGGACCATCCATCGCAAAAGAGACGGACTCTTCCGCATAATGCGAATACTTTTTATAGGTTTTGTAGAAATAGGTGAAGTCGGGATTGCCACTGAGCAGGGTATTTTGTGCTCCGTAGGCCACCAAGGCAAAGAGTCCGCCACCTGGCATCGCTACTGTTTCTTCTCGTTATTATATGCGTGAGTTAATCACTGGCGCATCTAATCACGTCATGATGATTCATATATCGTTTTCTACAGTATGAGATTGTTGTAGACCTAGTAGGACTGTGACCACCAGGTATCTGCCAAATAGGGGGGTACATCGCTCATCAGAGAGGAATCCATCTTACTCGAAGGTCCCTCATTCATGAGCATCTGAATCTCGGCATAGGTAAGAGCATAATTGAAGTAGGTCAAACGGCTCATCATGCCTTTCATGGCACCAAACATATCAAATCCCAGGTCATCTACCGAAGGAATTTTTGCCTTTGTAAGTGTCAAACGACGCTGACTAAAGCAGACAATGTCTTGATAGTTTTGATACGGGGCGTAGCCCTCAAAGGACATTTTACGAGATAGATTTCCATTGACATAGATTTCCAGGCCCTGATTCTGACAAACAATCGCCACATGAAGCCACTTGGATACGGGAATATTCTGAACCTCCACGTATTGATTCCATCCCTTGAAGGTATTCATATAGACACGAAGAGTATTGGTATCCGAGCGCATAAATACTCCGGGCCCCATCAAGGGGAATGGTTGGGAATAGCCTTTATGAAACAAATGGAGAAGACCGTATTCCTGACGAAAGGCAGAGGGATGGACATAGAGATAGAAAGAATAGCTAAACTCTACTCCAGTACGCTCATTCTCAGATAATGCCGTGGGCTTTGCGTCAGGCACATTTGGATTTTGTGAAATCGTAATGGACTTGTCATCTACATTGTAGGTGTAGGGAAGGAGTTCCGTACGGTTCATATGGAGACGATTGAAATAGTGATAGAGTAGTTCACTCATGTACAGAACAAAATAGACAAGAAACACCAATGCCATTCCATACAGTACTTGCTGTACGAGCGTGGAAGAGCCCGAAGAGTTATTTGAAGAGGATGTGCCTGTATTATTTCGGAAGGGAGATGAAAAGAGGCTGTTATTCGACATGGGTGCCTGTTCCTATTCCTAGTGGCCATAATCTACTACTTTGAATCCACCGAGATATTCACGTCAAACTTGAAAAGAGAGCGAATCCAATCTCCCAATGAGGTGATGGGTTCAGGACCCGCAATGTAATTGCGATAAATAGCCTCGGGGTGAAGCGCTGTATCATACATGCTGGTGGCGGCAATATAACCACCAAATCCGCCGTAGGAGAGAAGATAAGCAGAATTGGCACCCGCATCCACCTTGTAAAATGAAGATAGTACACAAGAACGAACCAATTTACCATCTACGTAGACATCGACCGTACGCCCATTTACCGTTACGGCCAGATTCACCCATCGCTGGAGGTCAATCTCAGGGAGATCGCACATCGGAGAAGCACCGGAATCTGTTTGAAGAGTATCAAATACCGTATTTAGGGTCGCGACCGTGAGCGATTCTTCAGCGGGTTGATTGGGATTGGCGGGAACGGCTTGAGGGGACGAATTGACATCCCTTGTTTGAATACGAACGTGTACCTTGGGCTTAACACCCCCCAAATAAATCCGAATCGTATCAAATGATGGCCCTCCCAGGCGAAAGATAGACTTGTTCTTGTTATTGCGATGACTCCAATTGGATACATAAATCCAGGTAGAGACCGTAAACTCTCCACCATCGTATAGTCGTGGTAGTTTATCCGAATGAATCACAATCGGATTAGAGGGTTCTACATCGGCGGACTTTTGTTCTGACAAGAGGACATACTGGTTTGCTGTCTTTGGACCAAACAGGAATTGGTACAAGTAATAAATACCAAGGAGGCCTACAAAGAAGATAATGGCGGGGATGGCTCGTGCGATAAGGGAACCACTATTTTTCGAATTCTCCATTGGCGTTCTGTCCTGGGGAGCGATAATTCCTACGCCATATCATAGGCACGTGGGAGGAGGTTAGAGGGATTAGAGAGGGTAGAGGGGAGACCATTAGGCATAGGGGGTTTTCCATTCATACAATTGTTTAGAAGGAGGAGCAGTAAGGGTATCACAAGGCATACCGGGTGGGCATTCTACCTTTAACCATCCAAAGGGGTCCCAGGAACCCAAACGTTCCCACAAGGTCTTCTCCGTATCGTCCTCTTGCGTATTGGTTACAATGCCCTCCGTGTTCACATAGGTTTTGCGTTCTCGTTCCACCTCATCAGGAGAGAGACGTCGGGAATTGACTTTCATATGAATCGCTGTTCCATCCAAACCCTTTTCACCTACAGAGAGAGCACTGGCAATCACTACCGGATAATGTTTTAGACGATGTGAGGCTACCGTACGACTATCATAGAGAACATCAAACCGACGACCCTCTCGGAGAATAGCTAGATGAACCCATCGCTGTTTGGGAAGAGAAGGGAGAGAAAGAGTCTCATATCCAAATTGTCCCGCTTGTTGGGTCTGGATGCGCAAGCGCGCGCCATAGTCCTTCTTCTCTTTCGGGGAGGGAATGACTTCAAAGGACCAATTGTTTTCGACTTGAAGAAGAGGGGTATACTGCCCCGATTGCGCATAACGTAGTGTCTTGTCACCCTGATTCAAATAGAAAAAGCCCATCACCGTACTACCGGATGAACCAAGGATATCGGTCTGAACACGGTCCGGCATGAGCACATTTTTCTTTTTATTCAAGGGAACTTTCTTAAACAGCACATCTTGGCTATTGGCACTGGGATAGATACGATAAACAACAAAATAAATCGCAATGGATATGATAAGTACAATCACGATAAGTGTAGGAG